TCGAAAATAACATATTTTTTAAGACCGTTACGAGCCTTTTTAACTTGGAGCAAAGCCCAACAATGAGGAGACCTGTTGAAATCAGCACAAAGCCAGACAGGATAGCTAGGGTCGTAATCAAGAGCCGTAAGATTGCCATCAGGGTAGTGATTATAGCCGTCAAAGTGTTTGTAAGCCTTTCTAGTCGGGTCATCTGTCTCCTCGCTCATTTCATATCCCAATTTATACGACAGAAAGTCCATCGCTTCTTCTTGGAACAAACGTTGTTTACTGTGGTTGGTTTCCCATAGGGGTATTTCCCAAATCTTATCAGGTTCTCTCATATACTTAATATAGACATAAACGCACTCTCAGAATCAACAAAAAAAATGGGGACACCCATTTCGGCACCCTCCTCTACTATAGATAATGCACCTGAACGGTGTTCGTGTAATGTTTTAAGGTCGTAAGTGAGTATGCCCCATCCATTTTTAATACAATCATCGAATAAAGAGTCAAACTTCTTAGAAGAGGCTCCTTTCTGAATTATTTCCCAAGACTGTTTCATGACTTTAGCGTCAAGCATACGCACAAAAGAGTTAATCTTGTTCTTAACTGAGTTTACTTGTTTTTGTTCAACATCCGTTGTAAATCTAGCGTATATCACTACTTTAGGTTGTTCCATTCTTCTACCTTGTATCCAGTCTTGTCTTCCTTTACCGATATTTGGAGTACGTTAAAGATGCCCGACTTCATAAGCCGACTATTCGCATCATTAGGATGATAAGGGGTGCAAACACTTAAAACAATACCTTTATCGTGTACACGTTTGATCCATGTGTTAGATACTTTGTTCCATACGGTTTCCCTACGAGCCGTAGATATTCTATCTTCGTCATTGCACACGTCATCAAGTATTAATACCCCTGCACGTTGACCTGTGGTTTGAGTTAAAACTGCATACGCCTCATAAGTGGGGTTACCAGTACGGTTACGACTTTTTACAATGATGCGTTGGGTCGAACCTGTATCGGTGCGGTCAAACTCAACAGGATTGAAGTTATGTTCCTTGCACCAGTAGCGGTACATATCACTCATGAATAGCGCACGCAAAGACAATATCCTCTTTGTAGAGATGCCACCGTCCGCAGATACAATCAACGTTTCTAGTTCGTGCTTACGAGTGGTCATGTAGGCAGACAACCCAATTGGAACTTGTTGGGACTTTCCTGTGTTATAGGGCGCACGAATCAAGCCATTCAAACGAGCGTTCTTAGACAGCGCCTCTTGCTCCCAATCATAAATGCCTTGCTGCATCGTTAAGTGGATCTGGGCTTGCGTCACTTTTTTACCATCTTGATCCGCTAGACAGTTCTCAATAAAGGAGTTCCTGAGTTCTAACGAATCAGCAGGTGGCTCGTGTCCAACCACATTAACCAGTAAATCAGACCAATTACTTTTTTGGGGCATACGCTCGCTTACACAGGGTGCATTGCACCTCACACTTCCTGCCATGAGAAACAACACCCAAACATTTAAAGGGTTTTGTTTTGTTCGTCTTAAATATAGGGAACTTAAACTTTATAGGCATACGCCTCCTCTTTTATCTCCATCAAGTCCTCCTTAGGCATATACAAGAAAATATCTTTTCTACCGTTCCTGCCTAGCAGCTTGTAAGAAATATTACTAAATCCATATTTCTTATGAAGACCGTTACCCCTTAATACACCTTTCTTATTGTCAATAAATTTTAACATCTTCTGCTGGACGTATCTATACAACGTATTGTTGTCCACCACTACAAACTCATCATAAAACTGAAAGGCTAGCTTATCCGCGCCACGAGGACTGCACCATCCAGACTTACCCTGAACGTTTCTAAGTTCCACAAGGACATATCCTTTCTTGTGACACCCCTTAAGCCCCTTAACGTCATAAGTCACATCGCCCACACGAACATCAATGTGATTGTAGTCATCTTGCTTCGTGCCTTTAACCGCTCCAGCCAATTCACAGAACAAGTCCTCCGATTTCTTGCCGTGAGCGTACTGTCTATCTTGCATGTGTTTATACGACTTCATAATCCGCTTCTATCGCCTCCATTCTTTGTGCAAACTCTCTAAGCTGATCCAGATTAAGGAAGTCTTGCAGAACTTGCAGGGTTTGTTCTCGCACCTTGTTTTTATACTCTATAATAATGGTAGGTTCATTGCTTAGTTCTTTACGCACGTCATGCAGATCCTTCATAATTTTACTCAAGTCCTTCGGATGAATCGCGTCCAAATCTGGGTGCTCCTCCAATAGCGTAGTAATCTTCATGAGCATGAACTCTACTTTAGCCGACATCTTTTCTTTGCGCTGCTCTAACGTACCCAAGTCAGAAAGAACGTCTCTGTACTTGTCAATTTCCGTCAACGTCTTACTATCAAAATCAGGCTTGTTCTCCCTTAAAATGATCTGGTCATCAAGTTCAGAACGCTCCGCTTTCCAGTTGTAAATGGTTTGTCTGGACACACCCCATTTTTGAGCTACTTTTGACACATTGCCAATGACACTAATATCTTTCAGGATCTCAACCTTTTCCTCAGGTGAAAACTCTTTGTTACCAGCCCTTTTCTTTGACATACTCAATCACTGATTCTATACGGTTATAAATATAATTAGGCAACTTATCAGACATAGAAGGTATCTCATAAAGACTCTCAATGATCACCTTTATCTCTTCTAAAAGCTCTTCTTTGGTTAGTATCTTTTTTTTCTTGTGCCAGCCCATTTTACATAAAGTTTATTTGCTTAACAAACCTTACGTAGAAATCCTTTAAAACGCAAATGTTGACAAGTTACCTAAAAATTTAATTTTTTGCGGTAGGTTTGGTGATACCCGAAAATCTGCACGAAAATTAACCTGTATACCCCTATACTAGCATAAAAACCCCCCAAAACAGCCCTATTAAGGGCGTTTTCGGCGCCTAATAGCTAAAAAACCCCTAAAAAGCCTCCCTCCCACTCTACCGCACAACACAAGGGCAAAAAAAAAGGGGGATTTTAGCCCCCCTCTTCTCTTCTCGCTCTCAGATTGTCAAGAGTTGTCATTTTTTTGAGTGAGTTGCTGAACGGTACGGCGCAAAAAATCCACCCTTTTCGCGTGCGTTCCCATGTCGTCCAGTCGGTATATTTTGCCGTCTGCCGTTTGGGTCATATCAAAGTAAATGACCAGACGCAACCAGCGCTCCACGCCCAGACGCCTAGCCAGTTCTAAGTCATCAACCTGACTCGTAATGATAGTGCTTAACTTACTCGGGCTAAGGTCGAGCATATCCGCTAAACTCTCTTGATTGTTTGGCTTGTCCTGTTCGTGTTTCCATTTCATTAGTACAACATCAAGCAGATTATACGTTGTGGCGGTGATTGAGTTATGGGGATTATTCATTGTCTGCCTCTGTTATTAGTATTTCGTTGTTGGTGTTTAGCGTTGCGGTCTTGATGATTTTGCCATCAACGTAAAAGCGATAAGTTCGGGTGCCGTCTTCGTTCTTTCTGTGGGTCACCTTATGGCTGACAAAGTGAAAGCTATTAGAGCCGCTAGTGCCTATTTTTACATCAACGGCGCCTTCCTGCCTGACTCCGTAACTCTTGTTACTCTTGTAGATACAAGCGGTAACGTCGTTCCAGATTGGATATGATTGCGACATGGTTAAACCTCCTCTTTGATTAGCTTAATAAGTTGTAATACGCTCAGCTCGTAGAACTCCTTACCAGTTGCGGCTTTGATATTGTCCGCCATAATTAAAGGGTCAACGTATGGGGCGTAATTGTTAACCAATAGCGAAAAGCGCGCCCAATTGGTGCGCTCTTCTGTTCTTGCTTGTTTGAATCGTTCAACTATTGTCATTGTCTTACCCTGTTACTTGTTCAGCTACACGCCACTTAACGTGTGCAATTTCGGTTCCTAGTTGCTCAAGATAGCCCAAAGACATGGCGAACTTTGTGGGGTCGTTTGTTCTTGTGGCTTCGCTTATTGCTTTTGTGTAGCTCGTAGCAAGACAGGATATGAGGATACTTTTTTCGTGTATCTGTTCTATTCTTATGCTGTCTTTTTGTTCTTTTTGTTGTGTTGTCATTGTCTTAGTATTTGTTATGATTTGACGCGCTCGCTACCGCAAGCACAAAGGAAGATAAACAAACTATTTAACATTCCAAATGTGAAACCCAAAATATCCAATATGTAAAATTTTGCCA